TCCCGAAGATGCGTTGTCCGCATTTTTTAAAGTGATTTCGACGCTAGACCCCGCCGCAAGACCGTATATCGCCGCCGGAACCGTAACGGCGCACGTTTGACCACCGTTCGTCGGAGTGGCCGTTGCGGTCGCAGAGGTTGCGCCCGATGTGAAAGTGACAGTCGCCGTCCCCGTTCCGAAGTTGATACCTGAGAGCGTGATCGTCGAGGTGATTCCGGAATAAATCGTTCCAGAACTCGAAGTGATGATCGGAATCGGAACGGAGACTTTGAGCCATCCCTGATCGGTGTAGTTTTCGAGCGCCTTCGTTTCGGTGTTATATCCCGTCGTTCCGTATCTGGGGCTTGCCGGACGCGTTGCCGTCGTCCATTGGGGCATATCGAGTTGACCCTCGATCGTCGTCTTCCCCGTAAAAGTCGTGTTCACCAACTGGAACGGGTGAAGCATGATCGCTTCAATCGAGTCACCCGCGGCCGCGCCGGTCGCAAGGGTGATTAAATTTCCGTTGGTCGCGGTATAGTCGTCGCCGTCCACCAATAGGACGCCGTTTAGATACAACTGCACGAACCCGACTATGTATCCCGACGTATTGATCGAGGTTTGGCCCGCGGTGAGCGTCCACTTTTGGCGGGTGTAATAAGTGCTCATGCCCGCTTGGAGCGTAGCCACCGCCGCTTGAAGCGATGCGATGCTAGTCGCTGTGTGAGCGGCGAACGACGGATCGTTATTGAGCGCCGTCGCCAGTTCCGCGAGCGTATCAAGAACCGCCGGGGCCGATCCGACCAAATTCGAAAGCGCCGCGGTAACATCCGCCGCCGTTGCTTTGGTTGCGATCGCCGCGTCGATTAGATCGAGCGCGGATCTCACGCGCGCTACGTCATCCGTGAGGATGTTCGCGGCCGAAGGCTTCGGGAGATTTAAGTTTGTAGTGCGGTCATCCTGCACGATTTAGCCCTCGATTAAGTGAAAATTGCGCGGAGGTTGCGGATCGTCGGACGTGCCGCCGCGTTCCCCGTCATGGTGATGCGGAGTCGGGCAGTCGTTCCAGAGAAGCCGGTCTTCGTGTATTTGCGCTCGACCCACGCGTCCTCGAGGGGCGCGCCGCTATCGAAGGAAACCGCCGCCCATGATGTGCCGTTGAACACTTCGACCGCGATCGTGCTCGAGCCGGGAGTCTCCGCGTCGAGGATCACGACTAGGCTCGTTCCGCTATTCGATGAGAATTCGCGGGTAACGTAGGTCGCGGTTTCCTGCACGTTACCGATCGCGAGTTGAACCTCGGGATAGAGAACGGGAGAGGCCTCCGCGGTTCCCGTCAGGATCGCTTCGATCTTCACGTTCCCGGTGTAGCGGGTCGTTAATGAGACCGGCTGATAGGGAGCGACGGTGATTTGCTCGTTATCGCGACCGATCAGAGTCAGACGGAACACGCATCGACAGGAGGACGCGGGGATATCCACGTCCGCCATGACCATTAGATCCGACGTGTTCGTGACCGCCGTCGTGCCGAGGTCGATCGTTCTCGAGGTCTGAGTGAAGGACGGCGACAAGAGACGGAACGCGAGGTCCATGTCCTGATGTGCGGTCCACGTCGAGGCATTCGACGACGAAAGGAGAACGCCGATCTGGTAAGGCTGAGACGTGATCCATCGACCGTGAGCGGTGTCCCACTTGCCAAGTTGAGCCACGGACGCGGCCGCGTCGGCGTCGTCACACATGACGACGATCGCGTATTCGGTATTAGCCCGAAGGAAGGGGAGTTCCGGGAACGCGAAGCGCGTCGGGTTTCCATTCGTAAGAATGTCGGCCGGTTTGAGTGTGGCTTCGGCGAGGAGTCGTCGAACGGGGAAGCCGTTCTCGACTTCGCGGAGGTGAACCACGATCGGACTCGTTCCCTTTGCGGTCAACCAAAGATCCACGCCGGAGATTTGACTATCGTTATCGAGAACGAAGGTCTGCGCGAGCGGGTCCCAATAGTTTGTGACCGTGACCTTGCGCTGAGTCGTGGTTCTCATCTGGTTCGTGCCCGTGAATTGAGCCGAACCATTAGAGCCGCCGGAGCCTTCGAACTCGACTAGCTTCGTTCCGACCGGGACATTCGCGGGGATCGTGAATTTCCCAGAAACGATGCCCGCGCTATTTGCTGAAATAGTCATCTAATTAAACTCCCACGACGGTCGAAGTTACGTCGATCCCGTCGAATGTGACTTGTGAAAGGGTTTCGCTCGGGCCGAATCCGGAGATCGAGAAGGTCACGTCGATTTGTCTGAGATTCGGGAGATTCTCGGTCGTGCTCGAGAGCGTCTGAGTTGAGACGACAATCGAGTCGATCGAATAGGTTCCGGTCGCGCCTAGCCATCGGCTTGTGAAGATGCCCGGAGCCCAATTCACGACTTCTTGCACCGCATGATCGACCGCCGGAGTCAGCGTGACAGGCGCGGGAAGGGGCGTGAAGGCCATATAGGGGTTGACCTTCATCGATCCCGAGCGAAGGTTCTGTCCGAGTTCCGTAACGTCGGTTTTCGAAAGCGTCGCAACTGATCCGCCCGGGGTGCTGAAAGTCGCCACGGATTCGGACATAGGCATCACCATAAACCCGAAGGCGGTGACGGCGGTCTGAGTGATGCCCGCGTCTCGTTGCGCGTTGCTCCGGAAGGGATCGACGAAGAGTCCCTTAGTCGCCGCGGCGAGTCGTCCGTTCGCGTCGCTCTTGAGTTTCTGCTCGGACATGAGATCGTATAGATCGATAACCCCGTTCCGGAGGTCTTCGATATCCGCCATCGGAACCATTCGGACGCCATCGTTACGCGCCGTCCGGGTCGTCGATACGTCCCAAGTCTGGGAAACCGTCGCGAGCAATAGGAGATTATTCGGAACGCTCGGAGCGATCGGATAATAATCGGCCGCGACGCCCTTCACCCATACGAATTGACCGGATGAATCGAGGCAGAGGCGGTCATATCGCGGGAGCGCCGCATCATAGGTGATCTGGATCAGAGTCCCAGAGACCGCGCCCGCTACCGTCATCCCGGAGGAATCGACCGCCGTCGGAGTAACCGCCGTGATGTATTGATACTTGACCGTGTAAGTCGAACCCGGAGAAGGTTCCGCGCCGGTCAGAGACCAATCGACTTTGCCCGCGGTCAACTTGTAATCGGTGTTGGCGACGTAGGTCGTCGCGCCTTGCTTGACTTCGACGATCAGGAGAACCGACGTATCAGGGAGCGAGTCTTGCGCGCCAGTAAAGGCCCCGTGCGTCATGGTGACGGTCTTTTCCGCGGTGATCTGCACCGAGACAAGATTCGCGATCGGGAATCGATCCGTGTTCACGCGATGCGCCGTGACGCCGGTCGAGACGTGCGGTTCGGACGTGATGCGGAGGAGATCCGCGGTCGCCGCATAAACCACGCGCCGAGCGGTCGGGATCGTCACGTTACGCCCATCGACGCGCGCGTCGCCTGATCCTACCGAATAGACCTGAGAGCCGTCTTCGCGATCAGCGAGAACGGAAACACGGAGGCCGCTCGCGACGTAGGTTCCGCCGGTTGATTGACGGTCGTAAGCCGCGATCGCGTTCGTCACGGAGTCGAGGTTCGGGGGCGCTTCTTTCGGAAGGAGGACGCCATCGACGACGGTCCAAACCGGGAAGAAATCGCCCTCGGAGTCATCACCGGCGAAGCCCCACGCGGTATTAACTTGGAGACGCGCCGCGCCCGCTTCCTGATAGTTGCGGGTTCCGACGGCGGGATCGCGAAGTTCGGGATCTTCGACTTCGGTGATCGTGACTTCGGTTAGATAGATACCGATGTTCACGACGCCGACGGTCGGGATCGTGAAGTTTGCAGTCCCGACGCCGCGCACCATTCCCCGGAGGTAGAGCGATCCGGAGTTGAGAACGGTCGCGCCGGTGTCAGCGTTTACTAGACACGCGCAATCCGTGATGATGTCGCCATCCTTTAGGATCACGTCGCCGATCGACTTGATCCGCGAGATGCTCGCTTGCTGAATCTCGTTAAGTTCGGCCGATTGCAGTCCCTTACCCGCGCGGAAGAGATGCTGATCGTATTTTTTGGCCGGATCTGTCCGGTCGTAATAGTTGGGAAGAGTCATCTAGCCGCCTCAGAAGGTAATCAAAATTGAGAAGGACTCGCGGGTATTCGCCGCCCGATAAACGGGAACCTTGTTCTCGAGTTGGAGGAGCGTCCCCGGTTCTACGATCTGGGATTCCGAGAAATACTTCTGGCCCGCCGGGAGTCCCGACACGATCTCAGTCCCGATAAAGACTCCGATCTCTCGGATGACCGCCGTCGGCGCATCGGTCGCGTCGAACTTGAACGACAGATAAATCTGATTTGTTTCTTCGGTCGTCCGACTGAAGGTTCCCGCTCCGTCGATGAGGATATCTCCTTCCTCATCCGGAACCACGAACGCCGACTCGGTTAGTTCGCGCCGACCGACTTCAGCGATGAGGCTCGTCGCTTCGGCGTCTTCATCTGGGGGAGTCGTCCACGCGCCGTCACCAAGGCCCCACGCGAGATGGATCGTTTGAGTTTTAATAGCCTTCGCGATCGCCGCGCGGCCGGATCTAGGCAGGATCGCCATGATGTTCTGTCCTCACAAAATAGCCGAGTTTTTCCCAAGTTTCGGCCACCCAAGGGAGGCCCGTCCAATACTGGCCGACGACAATCGCGGCGGAGTAGTTTTCACGCTCGCGCAATGTCGCGGCGGTGTAGTTGAGAACCGGAACGTCGCCGAAGCGATGGAAGTCCCAGACGACCCGATCCTCGTAAATGTGATGAGTAAGAATTTCGCGGCTCAACTGGCCGGAGCCGATTTCGTTCGTCGTGTCGAGACGCGCTTCGGATGAGAAGTTGTGTCCGAAGGAGAGAACGATATCGAACTCGGGATCATAGACCCCGGAGTTATCCGACAGGAGGTCGCCCCATTCGGAACGGTCGAGAATGAAGCGGCGCACGTCGTAACCGTGGAACAAGCGCGAGAGCCTTGTTCCGACCGGCGAGGTGATCTTCGCGAGGCGCGTTAGCCCTTCAATATCGGAGCGAGGCGGAACGCCGCCCGGGTCCGCCATGAATTCGAACCAATGCGCCGAGAGCGGCTCCTCCTCTTCGACGGACGGTGATCCGTAGTGGAGCCACGAAAAGACCATGTTAAGGGATTGCGGCGTCCCCTTGATGCGTTCCCAGATAAGGCCCTCGGCGATTAGCGCGCGAAGGTCCGGGATATAGGGGAGCAATTCCTCGAGGCCGTATTCCCACACAAGCCACAAGAGGAAGGACTCGGGGGGCTCTTCCTTGAGCGTGACAATCGCATCGATACCGAGATCGACTTCGACCGGAGCAATGATCGCCGCCTCGAGAGCGCGCTCGGCGCTCGTCGAGTTTCTCGGCAAGATCGTTTGAAAGGCTCCCATTTAGACCGCCATCCCCGAATAATTGAGGGTCAAGGTCTGAAGATGGACGCATTGATTAGGCGCGACGGAGATCAGCGCTTCGGGCGTGACCAACTCGACCGAGTGAACCCCGGCGATCTGAAGGTTCGCGACGATCCATGACGGCGTGAGATCCCAACCAAGGCCGCGCGAGGTTTCAAGAGCCGCTCGGAACTTGGCGTCGATCGTCTCGATAAATGCTGTCTGAACGGTCGGGAGGAGTTTGATATTCGCTTCGATATCGACTTCGACGATATCGGCCGACACGACGGAGACCGCGTGACAGAGGCCGCGGATCTCATCCGACAGGACGACACCAGAGACCGCCGTCAGCGTCGCTTCGGTCGGAACCCCTGTGTCGGTGTTGCCGAGAACCGAAACTCGCACCGTGCCGCCTTCTGGGGCGTCTACTTCCACGTCGCGCGCGCCCGTGGTGGCGCTGAGAGCGTGATATCGATACCACGACTTAGTTCCCGCGGCGCTCGATCCCTTGATGTGTTCGCGAACGCGGTTCCGGAACGATGCGTCGGTCTCAAGAACTTCGTCGATCGGCGGGCTTGCGGTGAGGTCGGCCGGGATGATGACTTGTCGCGCGACACCATAGAACGCGGCCAACTGATCGAGGTCGCCACCGGCCGCGAAGGCGAGGAGACGACGACGGGCCGCATCGTTGACGCGTTGACGAAGGAGCGTCTCACGATAGGACGCCGCCTCGAGGATCTTGTAAGCCGGATCAGACTCGACCGTCGCGGTATATGCGGGATCTCTTGAACGAAGATCCGCCAACTCGGCGGCGAGGATCGTCTCGAAACTAATCTCCTCGACAACCGTCGGGAGAGGGAGGAGAGATAGATCGAGAGGAAGTTGGGTTTCGCTCATTTTACGATGACGCCATCGAGTTTAATGTCTTTTCCGTTCGGCAAGTATTTTGCCCAGATATCGAGTTCGACCATGCCCGGGGCCGCGGAAACGACCGCGACGCGCTTGATCGCGAGACGCGGCTCCCACTTTTCGAGAGCGCCCGCCGTCGCCGCGTAAAACTGCATGAACGTCTCTCGGTTCATCGGAGCGTCGATGAGTTCGAACAACCGGGAGCCATAGTCGCGACGCATCACTCGCGAGCCGATAGGGGTCGAGAGGATATCTATAACCGATTGCCGTAAGTGCTCGATCCCGCCGAGCGCCTTTCCGGTCGCAATGCTCATTCCGTCCATTGCGCCATTCTGTGAGCAAGGACGACGGGATTCCTCTTGAGGGTTTTCCTATGTCGCGGGCTTTCCGGACTGGCCGCTTCCGGGCTGAGTCTGTCCGTGCAAGTGATCCTTGAGACTTACGCTCCCGGCCTTTACGTCGCCCTCGGCTTCAATGTCGCCGGTAAACTTCGACTTCGGGGAGTCGATCTTGAGTTCGCCCGTCGCTTTGATCTCGGCGTTCTTGCAATTGATGATGACCTTCCCCTCTTTCGCCGCGGTCACGGTGAGGGTGTGAGTCTTCGCGTCGAACTCGACGACCGATCCGTCGGGATACGTCGTCTTGTCCTGATACTTCGTCGTCCCGCCGTGCGGGTATTTGTCCTGATAGATCGAGCCGATCACGACCCCATGTTCGAGTTCACCAGAGACGGCCGCTATCAAGACTTGCTCGCCCGGGCGAGGCGGGTTCCATCGACGGGTCGGGCCCGCTCGATCGGTTGTCCACGGTAGCCAATCGGAGACGATGCCACCGGCTCGAACTTTGACGCGCGCCTTCTCCGTGTCGAGTTCCACGACGGAGCCGATCCGGATCATCCCTGAGATCATCCGGGCGTGTTCGGATAATGCGAAGTCCTTCGCGCTCACGGGAGATTATCCTCGACGTTGCTTGTGAGAGGGCCGATATAGTCATCGATGTGCGCGGGACCAATGTTCGGAGCGAAGCCGAGATAGACTTCGGTCGGAATCCAATCCGGCGGCGCTTCCCAAATAGACTCGCCGAGATGGATGATTTGCTCCCACTCCACGCGCCACACCTCAAACTGATCTAGTTCGGGATTGAAGTCGTCGGGATAGGCCCCGAGCACGTTCGCGGGACCGATAGGGCATCCCCATCTCTGAAGGCGGGCGAACGCGGCGAACGCGGCCGCGAGTTTGCGGATCTCGAGTTTCGGGTTCGCGGTCCCTTGCTTGAAACTCATAATGAACATGGCCTCGAAGCGCGCCATCACGGCGAGTTGCTCCGTGCCCGGATCAGGATCGACGGGACACGTCATCTCCGTTAATTCGATCAGACACGCGGGGACGGTGAGGTTCTTTCGGTCGAGCCGGTAAGACTCGACGGTCGCAAGCGTCGGGAACTTCGCCTTAGTGCGATTGATGATCCCGGCGTGAACCTGATCGAGTGTGACGGCGGTGTTCGCGTTGCTCATATCGGCCTGTTAGGTGAGAAACTTCACCCGCGACTTGAGATCGCTTGAGAAGTGATGCCAAAAAATATCGGGAACCTGATCGAAGATATTGTCCTCGATATAAACGTCCATTCGATCCTTGATCGGCGCGGATTCTTCCTTGAGCGGATATCGAGAAGGCCCGGTTCGATAGAACACGGAGCGCCCTCGGCCGTTCTTCGGGTTCTTCAGAATGAACCCGTGCGGATAATGGAACGTCCCGATCTGGGAACTCTTGCTCGCTCCTGATCGCCTCGAGGCCCTCACTCCGCCCTTGAGGTAGGAAATCGGCATATCGTTAAGACCATACCAGAGGCGAACCCCGTCGAAGCCGGTTCCGCGGAACTTCATCTCGCGAAGCCGCTTCCGAATGAAGGCGAGCCGCCGCAATCCGAGTTCCGATTGGAATCCCTTTTGGCTCATCTTGCGGAGCGTCGCCGCGGTGCGATCCATCGCCCGGTGCATCGACAATTTAACTTGCTTGTCAGTCGCGCCGAGGGCTTCTTGAATCTCGCGGATGCCCTCGATCTCAAAGTGAAGCCCGATCACGACTAGCCCGCGATTTCAGTCGGAGCCAATTCAAGCCACGCGAAGCCCGTTCCATCGACGTGCGGAGCGGTCAAAACGTCGAAGGCCTTTCCATCGACGACGACCATATCGCCACGCGCGACGCCTTGAACGTCAGACTCCTTACACGTCACGCGAGGGCGGAACGTGTCGGCCTCATATTCTCCGAGTTGAGCGTTTAGATAGGGATCGTCGAAGATCCCCGAGAAACTCCGGACGGCCCCCGATTGCATCGTGAGAACAACCGGGACGCCGAAGTCCTCCGGGGCGACGAACACGTCGAGATCATCCCACGCGGGCGAGGGCATTATTTCTTCCGGCGCGACTTGGTTTCGGCCGGAGCGTCGCCGTCGGTTTCGCTCTTGCTTTCGCTCTCGTCGTCTTCCTTCGTGCCGCTCACGGAGAGGGCGCGCGGCGCAACTTTCGGAGCGTCGGCTTCATCAGCGAGAACGGCCTTCCCGCGACCGAGAAGATCCTTCGCCTCGATATAGGAAACCTCGATAATTTCGCCCGCCTTGGCGATGGTTCCGCCAATCCAAAGGGCGGAGGTGACTTTTAACAGAATGGATTCTGACATTTGAATTCCTCGTTATGAAAAAGGCCGGGGAGTTTCCCGGCCTCTTCCGTTTGGTTGCCGGATTAGTCCGGACGGCCGACGCAGAAGGACTGAGTGCGACGAACCGCGAAGTCTACGTCTTGGAAGACGACGACGCGGAGACGGCCCTTCTTGCTGTGGGTGTAAGGATCGACCAACAGTTCGAGCCCGCCCCACATACCGATCAGGAGATCAGCGAAGTTACCCATGAACACGTCGCCGGTCTGGATCTGATTAGTGATCTCAGCGCGATAACCGTTCACGGTGTTACCCGGCTCCCAGATAGTTCCGCCCTGCGCGATTGCGGCGCTCGGGAACTTGAGAGCGGTCTTCGCATGACCGCGGAAAGCCGCGTTACCCACATACGCCATCGAATTAACGTCGGCGTTGAGCAATGCGATCTCGGTTTCCATCTCCACCAGTTCGGCGAAGGTCGGTTGAGAACCCGCGAACGCGACGGCATTAACGCCGGTCTGGTTCACAAGGCCGAGCGGCTGATGATCGGAGCCCGTGCCGTAGTAACCGGCGCGGTCGATGGTCAGTGCGAGAGCCTTCGCGAGATCCGCGCGAACCAATGCTTCCACGTCGAGGCTAGACTGGATCATCAGCTTGCGGGTGATTTCGGAGAACGCCGCTACCGTCTTGCCCGACAGGTGGATCTGTCCGAGTTCGAGGTTAGATTCGGTCGCGTCCGCATCTTCGCCCATCCAATAACCCTGTGAGGCCGCGACCTGCTTCGGGATATCGACGTTACCGACAAGACCGCCCATGACCGTTCCCAACTGCATGATAGTGGTCCGGTTGCGGAGAATGTCGATAAACGACTGAGGCATCAGAGTGGTCGCGATGCCGAAACCGCCGGTATCGCCCGCGGCGTCGCCGGTCTTGCTCGTATTCAGCGAGCGAGTCAGGACTTCCGGAGGGATAACGAACTTGTCGGTGTTCTTGCCGAGTTTGTCCGCGGCGGCGCGAGAGGCTTCGAACTCGAACTTCGCGTCTTCATGGGCGCGGCGATCGGTCGGCTCGGCAAGAGCGCGGATCACTTTCAAGAAAGAGAACGAACGCGCTTCCTTGTCGGTGAGGCCGGTTTCGATATCGCCCATCTGCTCATTCAGCGGGCGCTGAACGCGTGAGTTGACGTGATCGAGAAGCGAGCGCTGAAAGGCTTCGGCGGTCATGCCGTCCTTAACGGCGTCGCGCGCCAGTTCTTCGGCCTTGAACTTCTCGCCCATTTCCAGAATGGAACGGGTCCGAGCCTTCTCGGCTTCGGTAGCCGCGCGGATCGCGACTTCGTGGTCCGCCGGAGCGGGATTTTTGATTTCGTCGGTCATTGTAGGTTTAACCTCGGGTTGAGTAATTGGTTCGGGTTTGTTGGTCTGATCGTCCGCATCGAGTGAGCGTCCCACGCCCACGCTATGATCGGCCGGTATCGAGACGCATGAGATCTCGAACGGACACCATGAAGTGATCGTCCATAGTTCCTCGCCGTCGCGCTCCTCGGTCAGCTTCGCATCGTTGATGATGTAGCCGACCGATACATGACGGCGGATGCCGTCTTGCACGTCATTGAAGATTTCCTCGGCTAGTGCGCTTCTCCCGAACCGCACGACGGCCCGCCCCCGGCGGTCCGCGTCGATGGAAACAGATTCGATCACGCCGATCTGATCGTCGGGATCGTGTTCAAGTAGCAGAGGAGCGCCGTCTCGCAGTCGAGTGAGATCAACCGCGGCGGGATCGTGGCTCAAAACCTCGATTCCCCACCATCGCGGAACCTCGGCCTCGCTTGAGAACGCGAGTTCGACGGTGCGCTTCTCCACATTCACGGAGCCGACTTCGGCGGTGCGGAAAACCCGCGCGCCGTCACGGCTTCGAATTTGTTCGAGTGTGATTTTGCTCATTTAAGAAACGTCAGCTTGTAAATGGTCGAGAGATACGTCTCGACGGCGGAGTCGATGAGATTCTGAATCGCGGTATCTTCGCGAGGGGCGGCGATGTAACGCGCGCTCCCGATCCATTCGACGTGTTGCTTCAGCGTCTCGATAATGTCGGCTTCTGGATCGCCAGAGAGCATCGGAATCTTTAGGAGTTCGAGCGTCCGTCCCTGCCACGCTTCGGCGATGGTGTCCGCGTGATCGATGATCGCATCATAGAACGCACCGAGAGCCATGTGCTCGGAGTAACTCCGGGAGGCGAGGTGCGCCCGGTGAGCGAGTTCACGCGCGAGAAAGAGATGGGCGATTAAGTTATCCATGATGACAGTCTGAAGAGACCGCCGCGAGGATTCCTCTTGCGGATTTTCCGTTAAGCCACGCGGGTTAATACGAACTCGGAACCCGACTTGAGAGTGACCGAAGATCCGGCGACTTCTGAGGCGAACCGGACTTGAAACGTGCCCGCCGTCGATCCGACCTTGATGATGCCGCTCATCCGTGCGGTGTATGGTGTGCCCGAGGCTTCGACACCGTTCCCCGTGACGGATGCCGACTGAGCCGACGTGATTAACCGCGTCATCTGGGAGAGCCACGTCGAAACCGAGGGGATTGTGATCTCGAGCATCCCAAGCGCGCCCGTCGGGAGCGTATATCCAAGCGATAGCCCCGTATCGACCGAGGCCGACGTGAAGGTGACGAAGGCATCGACCCGATAAGTCGCATTCGCGACCACTGAGGCCGACAATCCCGTCGCATCCGCGAGCGAAGTCGCCGTCGAGGACTGATCGCTCGACGATGCCGCGATGACCGAGCCGCCGCCCGAACTCGTCTCGAGCGACGTGACCCGCGTCGATAGGGATTTAATATCCGCGCCGATCGCCGAGACAAGCGCCGACAGTCGATCGGCGAGCGTCATCCGTTACGCCTTCGCGGTGTTGTATGCGGCGGCGAGATCGGCCCCAATGTTGCCCGCGTCGGAGGTTTGAACGGCCCCGATATTCGAGCAAGCCTGAGTCTTTTGTAGGGTCGTGAGCGTCTGAACGTCCGCGTAGCTAACCCGATTGGCGACCGCGGTCGCGAGAGCGGTCCCGGCGGACTGATCGTTCGCGATATAGTCGGCGATCTCTTTCAGCGTGTCGAACGTCGTCGGCGCGCCGTTGAGGAGATCCGATTTAACTTGCGCGATTTCCGCGATGATCTTATCGACTGACCACGTTTTATTGGTCGTCCCAGAGGTAGCGGCGTCATTGATGACCCCGGTCGCCGACTGAGCCATCGTGTAGATTTCGTTTAACGCCGCGACTAGGTTCGACTTCGCAGTCGTGGAGAGCGAAGAGAGATCACCCTTCGCCGCGTTGAGCGCTTTCACGTCCGCGCCGATCGCCGAAGCGAGCGCGCTTAATCGTTGCTCGAGAGTTGCCATCTTCGTTCCTACTGTTTCGAGAGAATGTAATAGATCAGGGGGTCGCCATCGAAGGAACTAATCCCCTCGCCGACTTCGCCCCGGTCGCCTTTTTCGCCTTGCGGCCCCTGATCGCCCTTGAGAAACCGGATCAGCGGATAAACGTCCGCCGAATAGTTCGGCGTCGTGGTGAGAACAATCGCGGGCTTGTTCTCGGCTGAGATCGTGACCTCGTATCGAGGAGGCGACTCCGTGATCTGGATATCGAGCACGTTAGACGCCCCGTTCGACGATTATCGCGAATGATTTCGTCGAGGAGACCGTTCCGTCAGGTTCGGTGACTGTTAAATCGGCCTCGGCCGTGCCGACAGGCCAACTCCCAGAGTCGGACGCGCTCGAAACGATCTCAAAGACACCGCCCGCGGCGTTAATCGCCTCGATTGATGCGCCCTTGAGCGGGATTCCGTTCCGTGTCCGAGTCGAAAACGACACCGTTTTTCCGGTCATGGGCTCCGGATCTTTCGTCTCCGGGTCCCGGAAAACGACCGATAAACGGAGCGTGTCCCCTTGCTTGTGCCTAATTTCCTGCATCGGGCTTAGACTTTTGGTTCGTCGCCGCGAGGTTTTTGTCGAGGATCGACGCCTTAATGTAGTCCTCGGGGATGCCCGCCTTCCTCATCTCCTCGATATCGGCCGCAATCTCGCGCCAAACCGCGGACGGGTCTTTCCCTTGCTCCCGGATGATCTGTCCGGGAGAGGTGAGGAGGTTGTTCTTCGAGGTGACGGCCGCGTTCACGTCGGCTTGCGGGTCAATCCATGACCACCGGCGCGGTTGCCACGCGATTTCCGAATAGCGGTCGATCCGTTCCGGCTTGAGCGGGCGTCCCTTAACGCTGATGAGGTTTCCGAGGAGCGCGCGCGGGAGCCATGACTCGAAGACGGGTTGACAGAGGGACTCGATAAGCCACTCTTGAAGTTCTTTCCAATGTTCGCGCTCATCGAGTGAGCCTTGACGGATGCTCGAGAAGTTCACGCCCTCGAGATCGTTCGCGAAGTTGTTATAGGCGACGCCGAGACCCGACGCGATGCCGCGGAGCATCGCCTTATTGAAGATCGCGAACTCACCCGACGGATAGGCCGGGTTCCATTCCTTCAGTTCCGCGCCTTCTGGTAAGACCGGGAACGTGCCCGGATCGCCGTCCATCTCGAAGTTTTCGGCGTCTTCCGAGTCAATTTCGGGGCCGTGTCCTTCCTTCCATTGGATGATACCCATCTTCGACGCGCCGATCCGCGCGTTCACAACGGCGGCGGACTCGAATCCGTTGAGTTGCTTCATCCGGAAGAGCGCCGTCGCCATCCACGGGAGGCCGCGCTTCTGGCCGACCATCTCGGGAAGGTATCCGTGGATGATCTCTTCGGCCGGGATGCGGTGATAATGTAGGCCCGCGTAACTGTAGTTATAGAACGCGTCGGACTCCTTCGCGACCGTGAAGTGATACGCGAGGGGTCGGCCGTATTTGTTGAACTCGATCCCGGCGCGGATGAAGGTCCCATCGCCGAGGTCGAAACGGTCATATTGAGGGTGACACCGTTGGGGGTCGAGAACTTGCAGGGCAAAACCGAACGGGCCCGCGTCCTTTCCGAAAATCTTTCGGAACATGAACTCGCCATCCTTCGCCGCCGACTCGATCGCCGCGAGTTGCATCGCGCGCCATGACAGCTTACCCGCTACGTCGCACGAATCCCGATGGCCCCATTTCTTGAACGATGCTTCGATCGCCTGATTTGCCAGAGTATCGAGGACGCCGTTCGAGTCCTTGGATTGCGCTTGCATCACGACACCATTCGGGCCGACGATGTTTTGACGCGAGATCCGGACGAACGCCTTCGCGTAATCGTTGTTTACCGACTGCTCGCGCGAGCGCGCGACTAGAACTCTCTGATGTTGGCGGATCAGCCATTCGGCCGTGACCGGCATCGAGAGCCAATCACCATTCAATCGATCTTGCTTCGTCGCCTCGAACATTCGCGAGGCCTTCTTCGCGTTGATGAATGCGCCGCTCTTTTTCGAGACTGAGGGCGCATCGCTCGGGGCCGATTCCTCGGCCGTTCGCTTGGAAAACCATCCCATTAGCGGAACCTCACTCGAACGGCAGAGCCGAAGAGATCGCCCCGTTTAAGTTTCGATTCCATTTTCACCTGTGCGCGGTATCGGTCGCGAAGCAAAAGGAGATCCGGGATCGGAGTCCGCCAAAGTTCGCGATTGTTGATCGTGTATCGTTGCTGATCCTGTGTCGCGCGCTTCTCGAGAACCGCTTCGATCGCCGCGAGGACGCGTTGAGCGTGAGTCGAGCCGTCATAACCCGGCCCCAGAGACGCGAGATCCGGATCGATGGTGATCTGTCCGCTCTCGACTTCGAAAACGTCGCCGTCTTCGTTCAAAACACGCGCGACGAACCAATAGTCGCCCGGTTCCCATCCCGCCGTGACTGATGCGGGCGCGCGGAGGCGATGAGTCGTCCCATCCGGAACGCTCACGATATCAACCGAGCCCGGTCCACGGAGCGAGACGGTCAAGGTCCACACGTTCGCCGGATAGGCGGTCAAAACGACGGCCTTGTCGAGCGTCACGCCTGATGAGATGCGTTGCGGAAGAATTGACACGGTTTTTTTCACCAATTGGTCGCCCAATTCCCCCGTTTTTTGAGGGAGGATGAACGCTTAATTTTCTTGACAGTCTCCGCAACCGTTGGCGGCTTTTCCTCTTGCGGGTTTTCCTTGGGTTTCTGGGGCTCCGGGAGGCGATTTAGAACTTCGTTTTTCCTCGCCTCGAGCACGTTCCCGAGCCTTTCAGCGGCCCTCCGGAACGACGGATTCGCGATTTTCAAGGCCGCATAGGCATAGACACGACAGTCGAACGCCTCATTTCGGGGCCTCGTTTTGTGCCATTCGCGCACCGGGAACCCTTTAACGTAGCGCGTGACCAATTTTTCGGCCGTCAACTGATGAAACCAATCCGGATCGCGGTCGATTGGCGCGTGACAGTAGCCCGGGCCGGGAACTTGCACCGCGAGACGGCGCATCACCGACAACTTCGCCTCATCGACGCCGACAAGGAAGAGATCGACCTTCCTTTTCGTTTTTCCGGACTGTTTTCGACTCGGAGCGGCGACAATCGGACGGCCCCACCCCGGAACACCCTTCACGCCGAAAATTCTCCGCCCCGTTTTACCGCGGAGCCAATCATAGGCCGCTTGAGTGTTGCCACCCGTGCCGCCGGTATCGACGCAAGCCCCAGAGAGCGACAATTGAGCGCCGGATTCGTGTAGCCATGTGCTCGCGAGATGGTCTTCGAGTTCGTCCCACACGTCGGATTGCAGGGGATCACCCCAAAAAACCGTGAATTCGACGCTCCACGACTCTTCGCCGTGTCCCCACGCGACGATCTCACACTCGAGGCGGTCTTGTTGCATATCGACGCCCGCGGTGAGAACCAAACCACCGGCGGGAACGGGCGCGACATACTCTTCGCGGCGTGAAATCAGGCCCTCGGGATCGACGGTTTCGCCGGTCTCTTCGTAAACCTCCGCGAGCGAGACGTTCACGAAGGATTGCTCGTCACCGACGGCGATCTTGTCGAGGTAGGATTGAACGATATCTTGCAAGCGGCGGAACGTGGAGCACAACTCCGGCGCGTGAAACGACGCGTGTCCCCGGAACGGCTTCTCGGCGCGCCATTCTCCGCGCCTGATCGCGGCGATCCGCTCGCCATCGGTCCAAAGCGAGCCGCACGAAGAGCAAGCGTAGGCCGCAGTTTCGGGGAGTTGCTCCCCTTCTGGTGAGTCACGCCCAACCCATGTCACATTCTCCCACCGCAAGACCTGATGATCTTCGCAATGCGGGCAGGGAACCCAGAATCGACGCTTATCCCCTTGCTCGAACCCGGAATCGATGCGGCTCATGCCCTTGATCGTCGGCGTCGAAGACTCGATCAATAGTCGCTGATCCCCGAAGGTCGCGTTACGTTGCAAGAGCAATTGCACCGGGTCGCCTTCGCCGTTTTCGTTTCCGGCCGGATATCCGTCGATTTCATCCGCCAGAAGGACCGGGGCGGAACGTCCGCGGAGCGTTCGGGGCGACTGAGCCCAACTCAGCATCAGCCATCCGCCGACGTAAGAGATAATTCGGGAGTTGTTCACGCCATCCCGGCCGCGTTGCTTCGCCATCTTCCGGGAGATCGCCGGGTTCGCTTCGAACATCGGGCGGAGTTTCGTCTCGAGAAACGTCCTCATATCGCCCTCGGTCGGTTGGACCGCGATCATCGACTTCGGATCGTGGGCGATGTGATACCCCATCGCGCATTGAAGGATGGTCGTCTTCCCCAACTGAGCGCCCAACTTGAGGGAGATCCGGTTTATCCCGGGCTCCTTCATCGCGTCGAGCATCCCCTTTTGATAAGGCGCGCTCATAAACCGAATGGGGCCCGGGACCGCGTTACCGACTGCGATATTGATATTCGCCTCGGCCCATTCAGACGGGAGCATCTCCGGAGGCGGGACTAAGTTCGCCATCGAGCGCTTCACCGCCTCGACGACGCCCTTCATGTTTGAGAATTGGCTCATTCAGACTCGAGAGAATCCTCTTCGAGATCGAGATCCTCGGCGATCGCCTGATCGATTGCGTGAGATATCTCGGCCCGGAGGACCGATTTAAAGAGCGTCTCATCCGTGACGCCGAGAAGTTGGAGCGTCGCCCGGGCCGGGACGTTGAGAAGGTTCGCCCGGATGATCGCCATCACGCGAGTTTGCGCTTTCTCGAATTCATCGATCAGAGCGACGCGGCCCGTCGCCTTCGCGAGTTCGAGTTCGGTGAGCATCGCCTCGGCGGATAGCTTCCGGCGGCGAGCCTCATCGGCTTCGGAAACACTATCGCCGGTCATCTCCTCGCGGATCTTGTTCTCGCGCCATTGGAAGACCGCGGCCGTGTCGATTTGCCATTCCTTACCTTTGCCGCCACGCTCGACGACCGGCATCCCGGCGGCGATCCATCGATCAATTGTTGGAAGACTCCGACCGAACGCTTCGGAGAGTCCACTCCTTGTCACTATTGCCATGTGAGAATAATTCTCGTTTTCAAACTGTCACCCAGAAGCGATATTCCGCGGGGTCGCTGGCCCC